TCTATAGACAATACAACTAATTGTTTGATTATAATTAGATAATAATTATCCATTTTCTACTATCTTCTTCGCTATAGAAACACATTGATCCTCAGAAGAAAAACCATGATAATATAACTTTGAAAATTCTTCTAATAAATTTCTTTCTGCAGGATGTTTCTGCAAAATCAAATCATACTCAAGGAATTCAGTTTTAAATTTCTCAACAATTTCTTTAGTAATTGTATAAGAACCATCTATCCATAAAGTAATTTCTCCCTCATCAAAATAATGATGAGGGAGATGTTTTGGATGATAAGATTTCCTTACGGGGCATTCAATATTTAAATTAAGTTCAATGAATTCCCACGGACCTATTTTTTCTAAGTTGCCATCATAAAAACACACATATCTAATATCGGGATCATAATAATTCTCTTCAGATATTCGATCATACCCATTAGTAATGCAGGTGTAAATGATCACAGTTCGGATAACATTTTATCGGTTACAGCACCAGGTTCTCTAAGAAACCATCCTGTTGCAATGTATTTATCAATAGGACCAGTTAAAAATCCTCCCCGATGCATGTGTGTATACGCAGCTGGCCATAAAACAATTGTGCCTTTTTTTGGATGAAGTGCTAATTTCTGATAAAGAAACTCTGTCGCACCACCATTCTCTGGTGGAATATCATTTAAATATACCATCCAAGTCAAAACACGATCCCTATACATAAAAGCACCATTTTCACAATGCCATTTATGATACCCACCACCTGCTGTGGTTCTTTGAATTTTTGTTGTCCACGACGAAACTGGATCATTGTTCTGAACCATACCAGTATAATATTTTGCATACTGTTCAAAACACTGTCCAATGAATGTATTCAATTGTATTGACACTTTCAAATCAACACACTCCAAATACAACTGCTCATCCTTCCTACTCATTCCCCTATCGGGAAACTGATCTTCGCCAGAAGATTTCCATTGCTCTACTTCTGGTGTCATCTTTTCATTCATCCAACCAGCAAATACTTTGATGATCAAATCACACAATTCATCTGGGACAGCATTTTCAAAAATGCCAATATGATCTACTAATTTCATTGCTGTTGATTTAAATATACCTGTGGTGGTATTCTACCACAATATTCATCAAGTTCCATAATTTGATCTACATTTTGTTCTGGACCTTGAAGTTGCCAAAATTCTGCAAGAGCGTTTCTACTATCCTTATGAAAAATATCAATGTGTTCTTCATGAATTGCAGATCCAAGATCTAATCTATAATTGAATAATGGGGTTGAATATCCTTTACCACTATCAAGAATTAAATCTTCAGACACAGCCCTTGGTTTGATGTTTTGATCAATCTTCCAACAAGATCCTCTATTGTGAAGTTTGAAAATCTTTTCTGCATGATGTCTAGTGATTAGATAACATGCAGCAGAAAAATCGTTGATAAATCTGTGGTGCAACTTCAGAGTAATTCCATTTGGATTAATAATTGTAAACTGACAAGTATCAAAATTAATTGGAAGTCTCTTTCTCACTTCTTTCCAAGTAAAGTTCCAATACTTGGCAGTAGAAAGATCAACATCATCTTCCATGATCATGATTTCTGGAAGATCTGTTTCATATAAAAAATATTTGATTGCATTCAAATGAGAAAGAACACAAGCAATCTCACCTTGATTCATGTTATGTGGAATTGTTCCCTTCAAATATGAAGTAGGATCATCTTCTTTACCATCAATACCAGAAATGCGATGATGATCATCAATCTCCCAATAAGTAAATTGATCCTCCATGTATTTCCTACGTTCTGGAAATCTATTAAGATTAATCCAAAGGCATTTAGGAAATTCTTTTAGTTTATATACGGATTTGTTCTTATCCACCAATCTTCTTCCCGTGAATAATACCTCGATTTGCCATATAAGTTTGATTAGTATAATATTCTAGAATTTTTTCTGGAGATATTCTTGACAAATGTTGAAATAGACTTCTGTTTTCTTCGATATGTGGATTATTAAACCAAGAGTTAGAAGTTCTCTTGTGTTCCAAATGATAAACTGCATCATCAATTCTTGCTACATGTGATAGTTGATTGAACCGAAGATACCGTTCATCATCTTCATACCCATACGATACGAAGTTTTCATTCTCCATACCTAAACGAATATATTCTTCGCGGTCAAAGAACTGACAGAACCCATACTTAGCATCCCAAACTTTTGTATCTGTGAATGCTAAAAAGTTAAAATTAGAGTTGATAAAATTGCTTGCTTGATCATCATCAAAAAATATTTGACGCTGATAATCACCATACCCATAAGGATAAACTACCTTGATGGGTTCTGGTTTTGCATCAGGAAATTCTGGATTTGAATACCCATTCAAGATCAAATCTACTGCTTGTCGATAGACATGTTTTGGAAGAATGATGTCACTATCATAGTTGACAACGATTGGCGTTTTAGCCATCAATATCATATCGTTGAGCAACCTTGTTCTATGGAAAACATACTGATCGGTTTCCTCAAACACATGCACAAGATTTTTAAGTTGATCCTCAGTTAATGCTTGTTTAATCTGAGGAAGAACAGATCTTTCAAACGTAGTTACACTATCATACTCTTTTACAATGACAGTGGTATCAAAGTTGCGAAGCAAATAGATTAGGGTGGTAATAATATTACGCATCCTATCATCAGTTTCAATTCGCAATGGAATAATAAATGTCGCTTCTTTTAGTGAAATATATTCTTGCTCTAAAACTTCTAATTCCATTAGATTACCTCCCAGTTGTCACAGTATAGATCAGAAGTATCATGTGCTGCAGTATATCCTGTACCAAACCACTTATTTGGTGCAATAATACGCTTATTTTTATTTTCACACAACCAAGATCCCCACCAAGAGAATGAGGAATTAGCAATAATAAAGTCTGTGCATAGTGTCATCATGCACAAATCTGCTAAGTTATCACCACCCTCAGAGATGAGGAACCTGTCATCAGTAAATACAGTGCCACACCATTCAGGATCGTCAGAAAAAACAATAACGTTACGAGAAGTATCAAATCTGGATAGTGCTTCATCGTAATATTCTTTTGGGCAAGGTGGATGATTGTCGGAGTTTACAAGATAATCTCCACGACGAACATGTAAAGCAATAGGTTCTTCTATGCTATCAATCAGTTCCTTACAAGGACCGTAAATATCATTCTTAAATTGAAAGTCTTCACGAATTTCTTTTTCAATATGAAAAAAATATTTTGTAGTCTGAAGATATCCGTATACATTATGCCCATCTGGCATATTATTGAATAGGTTCTCATCAAATTTAAATGAGGTTTCCTGCACATAAGGTCCAGGAACAACGGCAATGTTTGTAAGACCTGTTAGTTTAAATGCTTCAAACAGCTGATGATCTGTCCAAGGATCTTTGAAGTCGCTAGGTGGAATAGCAAAATCATATCCTCGATGAGCAGCAATACCGCGAAGCCCAGCATACTGAAACATCTGGTTTCCCAGACGACCATGACGACCTAGATGATTAAATCCAATCATTTATACTTTTCCTTCAAATACTCAATTTCAGATGGTAAAAGATGCTCTTGCAATCTTTGGGTTTGGTTTTTATGCTCTCTATTAGAGATATGATAATCAGTTAAAACTGCAGGTTCACCGTGATATTTATAGAGACGATAGTACATATCACAATCCATAAGCATGGTGAGTTTCTCATCGAAAAATTCGTTGAGACCATTTCGTATAGCAAGAATAGAAGGAGAACTTAAAGTGTTCACTCCTTCTAAAAGGTGATCATTATAATGTGGTAGTTTTGGATTGTAATGTGTTTGTCCATTATCAATAGTATGTGCA